CCCGAACACGTTCGCGCCGGCCTGCTGCATCGCCTGCTGCTGCGCGAAGTTCAGCCCCGCCTGCCCCATCATCTCCTGCCCGCCCATGCCGTACAGGCCACCGAGGTTGCCGTACTGCTGGCCGGCGAGTGCCGAGGCGTTCAGGTAAGGCGAGTAGTTGATGCCCGAGAGTTGCTGGTAACCCGCGAGCAGGTTGGGGTCGACCTGACCGGCGAAGCCCGCGAGTTGCCCCTGGTTGAGCGCCTGGTTCTGCTGCCAGCCTTGATCGGCCGCGCCGAGGCCGGTGGGGATGTAGACGTTGCGACTGGCGCTTGAGTTGCCGCCACCACCACCACCACCTCCGCTGAAGGCGTTGTACAGGCCGACACCGGCCCCGATCCAAGCTGCGGGCATGGGCTACTCCTTTTGCGCCTGCTTCTCGTGCCAGCGGCGCATCGACTCGTCCATTGTCCACCCTTCCGGGGACGCTGGCACGCGCTCGCCCCGGTCGCAGCGCAGGCACACGGTCATGACGATGTGGTCGGTGTCGCCCCGGTTGACAACCTCGTGCAGCGTGTCGTTGCGGAACCAATGGATGTCGCCGGGACGCTGCACCATGGATTCCTCGTCCTCGGGATAGCGGAACGCAGCCCCGTCGTTGGACTCGATGCACACGTTGAACTTGTCGTAGAACGAGGGGTGCCAGCCGGGGTCCTTGTGCGGGTAGATGCGCGTGCCGGGCGACATGCGGTAGATGAAGACGCCCCCGATCATCTCGGCACGCGTCATGGCTGCAAGGGTGAAGATGATCGAGTGCGCGCCGGGCAGGCGATCGAACGCCGAGTACCACATGGGGATGTGGGGGTCGGAGTAGGTGCGCCAGTCGTCGCTCGCGATGTGCGGTCGCTCGTCCTTGTAGCGCAGGAAGATGTCGTCGGTCTCGCGGTGCGGCCCCTTGCTGCCGAGGCGGCTCGGGTTGCGGTTCCACAGGTCAGGCTGACGCTGGAGTTCGAGCGCGAGCGCGGAGACGTTGACGCCGGTAGAGACGGGTCGGAAGTTTTTCATGCGATGCCATCCTTGAGCCGGATGTCGAGTTGGACGAGCATTGCGTCGGCAATCGAGGCGCACTCGGCGATGCTCTTTGGGCGAGCGTTGTCGCGGTTCATGCCGGGGTGCTCCTGAAGCGAATAGACGGCGGCGAAGAACATCGACCACTCGGCGCGGTGCGCGCGGAACGTCTCGGGGCTGACCATCAAGGGGCACGGCTCGCCCCGGTGGATCACATGCTCGGTGGCTGCAAACGAGTTCATGGCTGCTGGTTGAGTTGCGTGGCAATCATCGAGTCCTTGCGTGCGCTCGAGTGCGAGGAACCGAAGTAGTAGTTCAGCACCAGCATCAGTGCCGCGTCCATGGTGCCGAGGATGCGCCCGAGGATGATCGGGTCGACGGCTTTCGGCAGGTTCCCGAACAGCAACGCGCCCTCGGCTGAGGCGACCACCGCGACGATCAGTACCGCGAGCAGCGGCGGGATGATGGAGGGCGTCGCCATCTGCATCTTGCGCGCCGAGTCGGTGTCGGCGTAGGACAGCGACTCCTCTTGGATGTCGAGTTCACGCATGCGCGTGGTCAGCGCCATCTCGGCGTTCTTCAGAGCCACGAGTTGGTCGGCGTTGAGTTGCCCGTTCTGGATCGCCTTTTGCACCTTGTCGATGGTCGGGTCGCTCATGCCGAACGCCTTGCCCACCGCTTCGACGGCGAGCCCGGCCAGCGGCCCGCCGAGTGCGGTAGCGACGGTTGGCGCGATCATCCCGATGGCTTTGCCCCAGTCCATGTCAGCCCCTCAGCAGGTTGTTGGCGATGCGGTTGACGAGACCCTTGCCCTCGTCGATCCACTCTTGCGGCGGCATGCCGGTGATGTGCTTCAGCCGCGCGCCGTTGAAGCGCGAGACGAGGTGCCCGTTCATGCTCTGCGCGCGCATCACGGTCTCGGAGCCGAGTTTGCCGTCGACCACCGCGCCGATCGCCATCTGGAGCGCCCGGACCGCGCCTCCGACGCCGGAGTTGACCGCCATGTCGAACAGGTCGAAGCGCAGCTCCTCGGGCACGATCTCGCAGCCGGCCGCGGCCCAGTAGTCGTGCCGGTAGATGACGCTGGCCTGATCCAGCGTCAGGTTCTCGATGTCGAGGTTCGGATACGCGGCGGCACTGATGCCGTACTTCGTCCCTTTGAGGATGCCGGCGTTGACCTTGCCGCCCGTCCAGTTCCCCCGGTCGCGCGGGTCCATCGAGAGCACGCCTTCGTTGCCGATCAGCGCCGCGAATGCATCGTCGAACGTCATCACTTCCTCCAAGGCCAGAACCAGGGCCACTTCGTGAAGTAGGCGGCAGCAACCGCGCTGCCGGCGATCAATGTCGCACGCCACTCCATCACGGCCACGAGGACCGCGAGCACACGATGGCGCTTCATCGATTTCGTCTGCTCCTCGTGCGCTCGGCGCAGTGCGTGCAGCTCCGACGCATGCTGCTCGCTCGCCTCCTTCAGCGAGTGAAGTTCACCGATGAGGTGAACGAGCAAGGCCCGACTTGATACGATAGGAGGGTTTTCGTCGTCCATGATGGTGATACATTGCTCACGAATTTTGACTCTTCTACCGGAGGTTGTCCATGCGGCTCATGACCATAGTTCTGATCGTCCTTGTGGTGATACTGATGTCTCTTTTACTTGGATGCGGAGGAGGGGACGAGCCACTCGGACACGATCGTAATTCACTCCCTGTCGATTGCAACCAGAATCCAAGACCTTCCGGTTGCGTTTAGGAGATGAGATAAGAGAAAGTGAACGAGATGGCATGGGCGGCATTGCTTGTGCTGAACCATTGAATGTACGCCACGTTGTTCGCCGGATCCGAACTGACATAACAGGGTTCTACAACCGTCGCTTGGCTTCCTGATGCCGACCCTCCTAGGCCGACACCTCCAAGTGTTGACGGGATCGGGAGCGACAAATCGATGCTGGAATTAGCACCTCCCGCAGACGTAGTCGTGACACTGACCACCACTCCGCTGACCGTGACGACATTTCCAACGCGCATCCAGAACAGGCCATTCGCGGCTCCAGTAGGCGTATTCACTCTATTCGTGATCGTCGCGTTGTAAGCGCCACTGGCGATGTACTGATTCGCCGCCCCCGTGACCGGGTTCGCGTTGTTGTGGAGGGCGGTGCCATACATTCGGCCGTCACCCAAGACGACAACCGATGCCGATCCGCCAGTGATAGTGAAGTTCGGCGTACTGAACGTAACCCCAGTGATCGCATTGCCGACTCGCACGACCTGCAACCAATCAACCGCGACGTTGCTGGCGTCGTTGATGATGCGGAAGGACATTGTGGAACCGCTGGTGAACTGGTCCCATATCTTGGAATCCACCCCCCCTGCGGAGTAGACAAATCCAATCGCCGGGAAGGACCCAGAGGTCCCGATATAGATACCGTTGTTGGCTGGATTCAGTGTGTACCCTGAATTGACGTTCACCGTCCCCGAGAACGACGGCGTCGAGATAGAGGGGGTCGTGATCGTTGGCGATGCAATCGTCGCCCCACCAGCGGACATCGTCCCCGTCAGCGTGGGGCTCGCAATCGTCCCGCCGTTGATGATGGGTGAAGTCAGGGTCTTGTTCGAGAACGTCTGCGTCGCGAGCAGTGTCGCAATGACGTCGCCGTTGTAGGTCAGCGCATTGGCCGGCCCGGTGAAGGCGTTTCCGCCCGCTAGCGCCGCGCCGTTCGCGTTCGCCTGCGACACGATGAAGTTCAGGTCGCTCATGACCTGCGTCGCGTCGGCCACCGTGCCGTTGACCAGCGTGACGGGCAGGACTCCGATGATTGCCATGATGGGTCAGCCTTGGTTGGTGTAGCCGAGGTCCTGATAGCGCGCGAAGAACGCGCCGATCGAGATGTTGCTCGAGGCGGTTCCCGTGACCTGCAAAGCCATCTTCTGGAAGATCAACGGCACATGCCATGGGACCGTGTACGTGAGTGGCACGTTGATTGCGGATGACCACAGAGACGCGCCCCACACGAACGCGCCCCACAGGGAGGTGCTCGCCGGAACGATCACCGTCGTCGAGTCCAGTTGCGTCTGCTTCTCGTCCAGTGCCGTGATGTGGTAGGACACCGAGGGACCGGCCGTCGACAACTCGATCGTCGACTCGACCACCTGTTTCTCGGTCATGTGCCCGTCCTTCGGGAACGTGGCCGACTGCATCTTGAACGAGATCGGTTGCCCGTTGTCGGTGTAGACGCTCGTGGGGCTCGCGATGAGTTCGCTGCTGAAAAGCGCCGCGCCTTGGGATCGGTGGCTGATGATGAAGAAGTTCGCGAACTGCTCGCAAACGTCCTGGGGGAAGGTGTGCGGCCCGTTCCACCGACGACGCTCGATGTCGAACCAATACTCGAACGTGCCCGGCGTGCCGTCGACCAGCGTTTCCACGCAGATGCGGTAGATGCCGCCGGAGTAGCCCGCCGAGGTGCGGCTGGCCTGCGTGGTGTTGATGAACGGCAACTGGATGTCCTGCACCGTCTCCGCAGGCGTCTTCGTCAGCGGCTTGACCGCGCCGAGCGCGTCGACGATGTAGGGGCCGTCGATTGCCATGAAGTTCGTCCCGAACGGCGTCTGCACGATGGACTGCGGTGCATTTGAGCCCACGTTCAGGCTCAAGAAGTTGACCGCGAGGTTGCTCGTGACCGTGTCGCCCGTGACCTGCCACACCGAGAACGACTTGAAGACGATGAGCGCACCGATGACGCCGGCCGACACCGTCTGCACCGGCAGGCCCGCCGCCGCCGTGACGGGCGACGGGTCGCCGAAGGTCACCGACTGGCTGGCGTTCGTCCGCACGGTCGGCGCGAGCGGGTCGGAGAAGTAGCCCACGTTGCCCACGAAGAACCAGCAGCGATTGTTCAGGTTCGCCACCCAACTCGGCACGCCTGGCAGCGCGTTGACCGAGGTGTTGGCCGACGTCCATGTGGGCGCGGCGGGGTTCGTGATGTCGATGACGCCGAAGAAGTTCGCCCCGACGCCGGAGAACCCCGTGTGAGAGACGATGATCTTGGTGCCCACCACCGTCATCTCGGGCGGAGTCCATGGACCCGTGGTGGGCGGCGAGGCCGGCACGTTGCCCGCCAATACGCCCGTGATCGTCGTGAACGTGTTGGTCAGGACGTTGTAGGCGAACGGCTCGTCGAAGCCGGCCGTGCGTGCCGTCGAGACCATGCCGTAGACGACGTTGCCGACGACGGTGTAGCAGGTCACGAAGGTCGGCGTGGTGAATCCGGGGAAGTTCGTCCGCAGCACAACGCCGGGCCGGCACTGGCTCAGTTCGGGGTTGCCTTGGTCGAACACGAGGTTCGACAGGCTGCGGCACGCGCCGGGGAACGCCCGCGTGGCGTCGAAGGCGTCCGTCAGCCCCGAGGGCGTGAAGTTGACCGGGTGCTGGTTGCGCAGAGGCATGGTGAGCTCCGCGCGCTAGCCTGTGACCTTGGTGGGCCTCACGCTGCGGTTGCCGTGGAATCGCCGCGGGTCGAGTTTCACGGCATGGACGATGGGTTGCTCGTCACCTTGCATGATGAGGTGCGTGCGAAGCATCTCCGTCAGCGACGAGGCGAAGGACTCCCGGCGCGAGTCGTCGGTGATGTCGAACAGGCGATACGCGGTCGCCTTGATGAGATAGTCCTGGTCCTCGAACCACGGGGTGACTGGCGAGGTCTCCGGCGCTGTGATGTCCGGCTGCTTGACCATGTAGCGGTGCGTCAAGACGATCAGGCCGGAGGACTGCGGATAGATGAAAATCTGCCCAGTCGAACCGCTTGCGATCTGGGCTTGCGTCGACAGGTCGGTCGCGTACTCGTAGGGGAAGTTGGAGATCGACGGGTCCTTGAACTCCGCGTCGTAGGTCTCCATCTCGACCGGGTGAAGGAAGTAGGGCAGGTTGTTCTGGAGGTAGAACAGGTCATACGTGCGGGCGTAGTCCGCCTCCAGGTTGAACGGTCCGTTGGCGTTGGCCGTGACCGAGATCGACTGTGTGACGCGGTTGACCTTCAAGTCACGGTGCATCCACAACTCGCGCAGCACGATATTCAGGTACTGCCCGCCCTGCACCGTGTAGCCCGGCACCTTCGCAACGGAGCACGCGAGCGTGACGATCTGTTGCGAAGACAGGGGCATCTAGACCACCTTGGCGGCGGCGGCGGCGCGCTTGGCCTCGGCGACCTTCTGCTCGCCTCGCTCGATGTCGGCGTCGAGTTTCTTGATGTTGATGCGCGCGGTGGTCTCGTGCTGGACGTCCTGCGAGGTCTTCTTCGACTTCGCGCTGGTCGTCTCCAGGATCGCCTGCATCTGCGTGCGAGCGTCCATGAGTTGCAGTAGCTTGACCTCCAACTCCGGCACCTCGGCGATGAGCCGCTGGCGTTCGATCGCGGCAACCATCACGTCCAACTTGATGTTGATGTCCGACAGCGTGTCGCCGGTCAGGACGTAGCCCGACATCTGAATGCTCTTGCCGTTGGGCAGTTGAGCCGTCAGGGAGATCGTGCCTTCGACCGCGCGGCCGAGCGCGGCATCACTGTTGTTGTCACCCAGGTTCATCGCATCCGTCCATGTTTGCCGCTGAAGACCGGGGCCGTCTCCTTGCGGTAGAAGTTCTCGTTGCTGCCCCGGATGGAGGCTTCGTGCCTCCACGTGCGCGAGACGATCTCGCGCAGTGATCGAAGCTGGTCGACGCCGACGTAGTACCCCACCCCGTGGTAGAACGGCACCCCGCACAACTTGATGTCGGTGCCACCCGAAGGCGGCAGGTCGATGTGGTAGTGGTAGATGTCCTTGCCATCGTCGGTGGAGACAAACTTGCCGCCCTTGACGACGCCCTTGCCACAGTAGGTCTCGTTCGGGTCGCCGATGTATTGCACACCGATCGACTCCGGCACCGCGGCGGCGGCTTGGAGGTCCGATACCTGCTTGCGAAGTCGCTCGAGTTCAAGCGCCATCTCGGCAGGGGTCGGAGAGGGCGCAGAGGCGGTCGCCTCCACGCTCTCGTCATCTCCGAAGTCGGGTGCCACCGCGGCGGCCTTCTTGCTGTCAGCCATCTCGATCCTCTCATGCGGCCGGAGCCGTGATCGACCCGGCGTTGACCGTGTAGCCGGCGCGCGTGAGCGCAGCCCCAAGCGCCTGCTGGCGCGTGATGAGGCCCTGGAACTCGGTCTCTGCGGCCTTGATCTCGGCTTCCTTGCCCTCGATCCAGGCCACGAAGTTGTGAACGTCCTGCGTGGCCTGCGGGTACTCCGAGGCCAGCAGGGTCTTGATGCTCGTGAACGACAAGGTCATTTCGGACTCCGCTGTTGATCCGTCAGTGCATCAGGTTTGCGTACCGGCAGAGTAGCCCGGCGTGAACGCAGACGAGGACTCCAGACGCATGAAAAACGCCTGGTTCAAGATGATCGAGCCGTAGAAAATCTTCCACGACACGACCCGCGTCTGGTTCAGTGGATCGGACTTGTCGGGATTCATCAGGTAGTGGTACTCGGGGTTCTCGAGCAGCACCTGGCCGTAGGACTGGTCGCCGATGTAGATCGTCGGGAACACGTAGATGCCGGTGGCCGGCGCGGCGGGCGGCGTCTGCGACGCGCCGATGCCGGTGATGACCACGGTCTGCCCGCCCGCGAGCTGCGTGGCTTGGCCGGCGAGCGGGCCGGTGGCCGGGCCGAGCGCGCACAAACCCAGGTTCACGGGGCCCGCCGCGGAGGTGCCGATGTAGACGTTGAACACGTACCCGGGCAG